GAATTGTTTCCGTGGGTAATTCAGCAGAGCCGTCTACTGCAATAGTAACCGCGCCAGCAGACTCCGTAACTTTTATATTATCACCTCCAACTCCAAACGCTAACGTCTCCCCTGCGCCAAGGGTGTTGCCGCCAGCGGTGACCGTTCTAACGGCAGTTAATACATTACTGCCACCCATCGTAATATTCCCTTCAACAGTAAGATCACCAGTTTTTATGTCTACCCCTCCTTCAAAGTCAATGAATAAAGTGTCAGAAGCGTTAGGTGTTTTTGTTCTATTTTGATTATCCGCTAGATAAATGTAACCATCATAAACACTTGTGCCAGTTATATACGAACCAAAAATCTGAACGGATTCAGCGCTATTAATGTAATTGTTTATACCTCCTCCAATAACACTGTTTGGAGAACCCTCTAATACGTTACCCGTGCCACCACCAATAAAACTATTATTAGAAGTTTTAAATATTTTATTACCTATGCCACCAACAACACTTGAGAATCTAGAGCCTGTTATTTGGTTACCTGAACCAGCGCCAATAAAGTCGAAGTCAGAATTTACCGATGTGTTTGAAGTAGATTCCTCTCCAGAAATAATGTTTTCGCTTCCAGCTAGGATAGTAGAGAAGTCACCAAAAATTTTATTCTTAGTTCCCAGTAAGATTGCAGAAGCAAAAGAATTAATTTCGTTGCTTTGAGCGAATTCGCTAGAGCTTGCGTCAATAGTCGCCCCTACACTAAACGCAATATTATCAGAAGCATATTTGATGGAGCTTTTATTAGGGTCTGAATCTGCTTGTATTACTGCACCACCTAGAGAAATATCTTGTCCCGCTGAGACGCTTATGCCAGAACTAAAGTTACCTTGTCTATGAAAAACAATCGTTTCAGAGCTGTCAATTGATAGAAAAGTTTGTGGAGTTTCTGCGGAATTTGCGGCGTACTGAAGATCAATGAAATTTCCTTTTAACCGTAATCGCTGACCACCAAGACCAATAGAAGTAGTACCTGTAGTAACTATATCTCCACCTAAAGTTAGATTGCCAGTAATGAAAGATGAACCTACGCTCAAACTTCCAGCGGCGATGCTCCTGCTTGAAACGTTACCCTGAGCCAGAACCTCGTCTAGAGTTTGATCGTCAGTTTCAGTAGAAATAGGTGTAAAGCCTAAAGCTCCTGTAATGTCACCGCTGGTGACTTCGGTGATATATGGATTAGCGGCAGGAGGGTTGTCTTTGAAAGTGTATGGGCCAACAGTCCAAACTTCACCTGTGCCAAGCTGACCGTAGGGAACAAAGTGGAGATATACAGCGCTTTCATTAGGTAATTCGCCCTCGTTAATATCAAACGATTGAATAGTCTCATTACTTAGATTGCGTGAAAAAACTGGGTTAGGATCAATCTGACTATTAAACGCAGCCGAATCTGTAGAGCTATAAACTTCTAATCTATCAAAAGATATATAATTAGAATCATTATTAAATGTTACAGTACTAGTCAAAACCCCAGTTTGACCGCTTGCATTTACATCTGTTTTACTGCTTGCAGATGAAGAGTGAGAAGTCGTGCCTGTTGAATCTCTAACTGTTATACCACTAAATTCAGGCACATTGCCATAAAAATAAAATTCAGAAGTGTTAGTCTGCGAACTTTCTGAAACAGTAGCTTTAACACCAAAGTCCTTCGTGTATTCACCAAAAACATTGATATTATCATACTCTGTTATACTAAATGCATTGGATTTATAATTAGTAAGAAAATCTTGAAACTTAACAGTCCCATCAATATTTAGAATATCTAAACTGACATTATTAACATAAGGGTTTGCTAAAAAGTCTCTATTGTCTCCTATGCCCCCACTAATCCTATCCAAAATACCTAGATTCACATTAACAACTTTGTTAAGGTGTACTCCACTGCCTGTAGCCGTCAAACTTAAATCCGTTTGATCAACAGTGAAAGATGGTGTAAATTCGTATAAAGGCATTTAGCTAAATGTTATATTTGTTATAAAAGATCTATCAAATTCTTCTAAAGCTTGATAAAGAATGAATGTTCTTACGGTTGAGAATTCAGAATCTGTAGTTTTAAAAGTATCTGAAGAAGACCCGATAGCTTTTACACTTAAAGCGTAATTTCCTATAGAATCTAAATTATCGAATTGAACGGATTCACTAGATATGCCAGTTGAGTCGCTGCCACCATTAGGATAGCTTAGAACAGCTTCATAACTTGTCACACTTGGCACTGCATCCCAATCACCACTGATAAAGAAGCTACTTCCACCTAATGTACCTGAACCAGTAGTAATAGATAAATTCTCTGGCGCTTTCAAACCGCTATAGGTTATATCGCCAATCTGGGTAGCCACATTATAATCATATGTGTTTTCTTTTCTATCTAAAGATATATTATCTTCGATTAACGAAAACTTACCAGTATCAAACTTAGCCGCAGATACTAAATATTCGTTAGGGCTATTTTCTTTTATGGAGTCAATCTTGTATAAGATATCATCCGCATTTATTAGATCAAATCTATATGGGCTACCTAACTTAATAAACTTTAAGAAGTCAGGTTTATCTACACCGCTAACAAAGCTAAATCCGTCACCATTACCGACACCATTTTCTCCAGTCACATTTAAAGTTAAAATGTGAGGTTGTGAATTTTGGATTATTTCTGACTCTAAGATACCTCTAATATTTAGACCGTTAAGATCACCACTGATTTGACCTGAAATATCAACGTCTGTCGCTCCTCTTTTATCCCCAGCACTAGAATAAGTCGAAACAATACCAGTATTTAATTGAGCCAGATTCTGAACACCTGTTGATTTAGCTACATAATCTCTACTCGCTTCTTCAAGACCCGTTGCAAATGTCCAACCTGTATAATCCGTGCCAAAGTATAACATGTTATCTCCAGCACCTGTATACAAAGCATACTCAGAAGACTTATCTAAATCCTCAATATCAAAATCTGGATAACCATCTGTATACCCTGAAAAATTATACAAACCCGAATAAGTAGAAATAAATGAAGCGTAAGAGGCTAAAAAATTTGTGTTATCAAGTGGTATAGTAAAAGTATCTGTTCTGGCTCTTTTTGTTTCAGCAATATCATTCAGACCTGTGATTGAAAGTTCTCCTGTAGGATTATAGACAGTCAATATACCCGTCATAGAAGTCTCAGAATACGGACCACTTAATTGAATATATTGGTTGTCTACATCAACACTAAGAACCTTACCGAAATTAGATTTTTCATTTTTTAAATCGTCGTCAATAAGAATAAGATCCCCGGGTTGACATAGTAAAGCTTCTAAACCAGAAGTGAATGCTACCCTTTGATTTTCTTTGATTGTCTTGTAAATCAAATGCTGTCCAATTCTTCTAGCCATAGCTCTAGATGTCACACCTAAACCATCTACCCTTTGTTTGAATATGCCCCTACTTCTAATATCCTCTTCGTCTTCAATTACTTCAACTTTTGGCGTAAAATTTTCAAACCTATCTAAATAAGACACCTCAACAGTGTTGAATTGTTGATCTCTTCTTAGGTTAGAATAATTAAATCCTCCGTCTTTTACGTTATTATTATTAAATATAGCTACGGGGGATTTAATCCTTTCATCAACAAATGAAACTTCTGAAGCTCTAAAGAAAGTTTGCCCCCTAAATAATTTTGATATGAGCTGTATGGAATCAAAAACTTTTTCATCACTCTTGAAAATGATATTGCAAGAGTATCTAGGCTCTAAACCGCCCCTGCCATCTGGGACACCTTCGAAGTCGCCATTTGAATCTACAGCGTCACAGAATCTACCAACCTTATAAAGCTCCCATTTATTAATATCATCCTCCTCTAAATATCTGCCTAAACCGTATCGAGTATTTGTCAGAAGGTCGTATAGAATCCAAGCTGGATTATCAGTCCAACCCATTTTAAAACTTCCGTCCCAATCTCCCTCATATATAGATTTTTTTTCTTCTGAGGTGTTTTGAAATTCAGCTTTATTTTCGTAATATCTTTTATCTTTTTTCCTACCAAGCCTTTCTGTTGGGAAATAGTTTGATGGTATTTGAATTAATTTTAATCTAGCATCAAAAGATCTTGCTGGTGTAGAAGAAAAACTCTTAGAGTCTATCTTTGTCCCTATGATAGCGGAAAATGGATACGTCAAATTAACAGGAATGATCTCGGTCACTTTTTGAAACGTTAATTCTTTAGATATCAGAACCGAAAACGTCTCCGCTGATAACTTACTCACTTTAACGTATCTCTTTTCTGAGGAAGCATAAGAGTTATTCGTTGAGTAGTCGTTGACTCTTGGTAGTGGGAATGGCGTAGATAGATCGGCGCTCCCATTTAAGTTTTCAAAATCTCTAACGTGTTTAAATTTTTCGGGCTCGTCTAAATTGCTTGGGTTACCTATATCGAGAAGAGTAGCCCCTTCTATTAGAGCTGCAATTCTATAAGTTTTTGTCAATGTTGGTTGAAGTGATGCGTCAGATAAAACTTTACCCACTTCAATCTCCACATTCATAATAGTTGGCAATTTATCACCAGCTTTAAAATCATTATCGGCCCCTCCATATTGAACTTCAACAGAATCAAAAAGAGAATCTATTTCTAATGTTACAAAAACCTCGGAGACATTTGGGTTGTTAACATAATAAGTAATTGGGTTAGCTTCTTCGTCTACAAAATATGAATTGTTTGATGAATTCCACGAAGAGTAATCTTTTGTACCGGCTCTCTTGTTATCATTACTGCCCTCATCAATAGGTAAGCCATTTTCAAGTGTTATATGACCGTTTGGACCATTGTATTCAACGGTCTCCATCTTTAGGTTATCTTTTGTCTCGTCAGTATTCCTCTTTATCCTTTGAACCTGACCAACTGATCTGAAAGGCCCATAAACATTTTTATTTATACTTTTGTCTATATGAACCTTGTTGAAATAACGAAATGGTTCTTGATACTCTGTGCCTGTTCTGGATTCAATTAAAACATTATTATAATTATATTTAGAGTTGAATAGGTCAATATCTTTGATTTGAGTAACCCCCAACTTTCTAATTTTTTGGAGGTCTCTTATCAAACCCCGTATATCCATACGGGTTGTCTTGAAATTATTTGTATACTTACCAGCCCAAGGAACCCACTCAGTATTTACGAATACGAATGAGCCTCCTAATATATCAGCGCTCTGGTCAAGATTCCCATTCTTATCACAGATTGGAATTAATAAATCTAAATAATTTTCATTTTTAAAGGCTGGTGAATATAAACCATTCTCCTGAATAAGCGCAACGACAACTTCTTCTGGTTTAGTGAATTGAATAGCTCCTATGCTATTTAGCACATTCCTATCTGGAAAATAGCAGACCATGTAACCTGATCTCCAAGTTCTATGAAAAAACTGTTCGTAAAGTTCTTGAGCGGTAGATGTTTCCCATTTATAAGACCCAAAAACTTTGTCCATTTTGTGCTTTATGAGATCTCTCATGAAGGGGTTTCTCTCCTTACGCACTTTGTTATCCTCATCCAGTGAAAAATCTTCATCCCCTTGAGAAAGTGGACCGAAACTATTCCAAGCTTTTAAAATCTTATCAAAGAAGGATGCCCCTGAAACTTGGGCGGTAAATGAGACATCAGCAAACTTCTCAGCAAAAATAAAATCAGCTGCTCCAGTAAAGCTCTCATTATTTTGTGGGCTGAAACTTGAATCAAATGCTCTGCCCCCTACACCTCCATTATCTCTAATAAAGGCAACAAATAGATCTGAATTAGCCATCGTGGTATTATTAGTGAAGAGCATTTCGTAACGCTCTTGAAAATAAAGGTTTGATGCGGGAAATGAAAATTCGTTGCGCCCATCATTGGGGCCGTTTTGTCGCTGTTTGTAATTATAACTCTCCCCAAAAACACTAAGGAAACCATATATGTAACGGAATAAGCGTACTAAGCCAGCGCCAGAGGTAGTAGATCTCTCATTGATGATCGGAGGATCTTTTGTGAATGTCGGCGCGAAGCTGGTCTTATGGTTTATTTTAAATAGGTTACCACCCCGCAGAAATGGTTTAATATTTTCAACTAAAGGTTCAAAAGAAACTTTCACAGTTCTTTTTGAGCCTGATTCTTTGGACCCGGGACCACCCTGCGCATAATCAAAAACGCTAGCTCCCCCTTTATCGTTTATGTTTAAATTTTGAAAAGTTGATATAGCCTTCGAAACCTTCTTATCATCTGATGAAGATGACTCAGAATCAGGATCTTGGTACTGTGCGGTAGCGATAGAAACTGGAGTGCCATCTAAATAAACACCTCTAGACTGTTCTGTTTCATACAAAAGATCCCCTTTGTTGTCAACCAAACCCTCAATCGGCCCATCCGATATTAAATCTAAAGTTTCAATATAACTAAAAGAAGCTCCAAATTGAAAGTTTCCTATTTTAGGAGGCTGTAAAACAGCAGGTTTTACTTTAGGTTGTTTCTTTCCCGCTCCATAGAGCTTTTTCTTTCTAGATAAATGGTTCATGATAGTTACACTTAGTTAGAAATTTCAGATCCATAAGAATTATCCTTAGAAGTAAAAGGGTTATGAACCATACCATCAACAGAGTTAGTCGTTTGTGGGAGAGACTTCAATGAAGCTTGAATCACGCTTGATCCAACTTTCAACCTGCCGTAACCGATAGGAAGAGGGGAGCCTTGAGCGGCAAGATTAATCTGACTACTGGTAAACATCAGCGATTTGTTATCTGCACCCACAGTACTTTGCCCCCCATCAATAGTCCCCGGGTCCATTAAAGCAAATTGAACAACCGCAGAAACCAAACTGATAACTAAAGCTATAAGTAGTGAAGTACCAGCTCCAACGATAAACGGCACAAGGTCTATTTCTTGAGCTTTTTTACTATTTAAAAATGATTCTTTATTGAGTCTTTGTTTATTAACCAAAATTTCATAAGAAAAACCTTCTTTTTGCAAATCCATTACAGTTTTTCTAAAACCGTCCCTATTAGCATCAATAGCCCTAATAACATCTTTAGGCTTGCTAATGTCCATTTTGAACACTTTGCCGTACTTTTGAGCTAAAATCCCATGTAATCTAATAGTTGTCATAATCCTCCTTAAACCTGTTGTATGTATTTACATCTGTTTCTAGATTTTGTGGCTCATAAAGATCAAATTTTTTGGTTTCGATACTGTATATTAAAAATGGTATACAACAATTATTCGACATTTTTACGTCAAACTCTGAGGGTTCAGCGTCTGTATTGATGTGACTATGATAAACCGCTAACAAGTCATACCTCTCCTTAAAAAGTAAGTAATCGAGGGGGTCAATCATGAAATGCTTTGAAGGGTCTTCAGCCACATTTTTTTGAATTTGAACAACGTAAGCCTCTTTTTTGTTATCGAAGCCTAAAAAACCGCATATCTCTACGAAAGAATTGGATTCTGACTCGTCAACTATAACTTGTAAAGCTTGTTTTATATTCATATGTTATTTTGAGATCCTTGAGATTTATAATCGAACCCATCTGTTCCGGGGAAACCCCCAAAAGGTAGTTGAAACTGTGCATTTTGATGAGGCACGAACTCTTGGAATTTACCTTTTGTATATTCTATCGTACGTTTTTCAAATAATCCCGTCTCTCCAAAACCAGTAATATCATAGTTATTATGGGACTCATCTTGAATCACTAGATTGCTAGAACTTAAGACTGTCTGCATATCATACCAAAAAGCTAGCCTATCCGAACCTGTAAGAGTGGATAAGTAACCAGTCGCCTCATTATATCTTAGAGGGACATAATCACAGTAATGCCTAGCTGTTTTTTGTAACCCATTGTCGGTTAAATAATATTCTGCATCAGACACCGCATTTGTAGACCCTATGTGGCAAACTTCATCGTCATTGAGTCTACCTGACCAAAGACAAACTTGGCCTATGTCTCCTCCAAAACAAATTTTTTCATCCAAACTACTTGTTTTGTCAGAAAAAA